AACAAAAAGGAGAAGAGTAATGGACGATATGCAATTAATAATAAAGATTCAAAGATCTTTACAAGATAGACTACAACAAATTGGTGATGCAATCCTAGCTGGAGGGGTTGACAACATGGAGAAATATAAGTATCTAGTAGGACAGGCACATGCCATACAATTAACATTACAGGATATCTCTAACCTGCTAAAACCTAAGGAGCAAAAAGATGAGCAAGGAAACGTTATCGACATCGGAAAAGGAAGTCCCAAAAATTAAATTAGGTCTTCAAGACAAATACGAACAAGAAAAAAAAGAAACAGCCCCAGAACCAGAACCTTTAAATCCTGATAATATAGGACAAGATACGGTTGATGAATTACCAGAACCCTCTGGTTATAGAATTTTAGTTTTACCTTTTACACCAAAAAATAAAACAAAAGGTGGAATTTTATTTTCCCAAGAAACTTTAGATAAAGCAAGAATAGCTACAACATGTGGTTATGTTTTAAAGATGGGAGATTTAGCATACAAGGATAAAGATAAATTTGGTGAGCCTTGGTGTAAAAAAGGAGATTGGGTGATCTTTGCAAGATACGCAGGATCAAGACTACCAATAGAAGGTGGTGAGGTGAGAATATTAAACGATGATGAAGTGTTAGGAACAGTTAAAAATCCTGAATCACTTCTTCATTTAATTTAACATAGGAAGGAACTATGCCAGAAGATAATAAAAGAAATGAAGATCTAATTGATGTAGGTGAAACTGAAGGAGCTGAAATTAATTTAGATGAAAAAGGAGAAGCGGTCAAACAAGAGGAAGTAAAAGAAGAGATCGAAGTTGAACAGGTACCTCAAGATAAAACTTACGAAAATGAAAGAGAAGTTAAACTTGAAGAAAAAAAACCTGAAGAAAAAGATGAGTTAAAAGAATATAGTGAAGGAGTTCAAAAAAGAATTGCTAAACTAACTCGTAAAATGAGAGAAGCAGAAAGACAGCGAGAAGAAGCTGTTCAATATGCTCAATCAGTTACTCAACAAAAAAATCAAGCAGAACAAAGATTATCTAAATTAGATAAAAACTATGTTAGTGAATTTGAAAACAGAGTTACGACTAGTATGGCAGCAGCCAAGCTAGCTCTTAAAAATGCGATTGAATCACAAGATGTTGAAGCACAAATAGCAGCACAAGAACAGTTAGCTAATTTAACTGTAGAATCTGCTAGAGTTAATGCTTTAAAAGCTAGAGAAGTAGCAGCACCTAAAGAAAAAGAGGTTAATGTTACTCCACAGCAACAACAACCAACACAACAAAGTGATCCTAAAGCCGAAGAGTGGGCTGCTAAAAATCCTTGGTTTGGTAATGATACTGCTATGACTTATACAGCGTTTGATATACATAAAACGCTTGTAGAAAAAGAAGGATTTGATCCTAAATCTGACGAATATTATGAAGAAGTTGATTCAAGAATAAGAGTTGAATTTCCCCATAAATTTGATAAGGTAGAAGACAATACTACAAAAAGAGCAAGACCTGCTCAGAATGTAGCTTCAGCTAGACGTTCGAGCTCAACTGGACGCAAAAAAACTGTGAAACTCTCGCCATCACAGGTAGCAATTGCTAAAAGAATAGGCGTGCCACTCGAAGAATATGCGAAACAATTAAATATCACGGAAGGAGCATAAGCATATGGAAAATGAAACAATTAAAACTTCTCGTGCGAGTCAAACAAGAGACAAGGTTAAAAAACCTACAACTTGGACTCCACCCTCATCACTCGATGCACCGCCTGCACCCGAAGGGTACAGACACAGATGGATTAGAGTTGAAGTCCTAGGTTTTGACGATACAAAAAATGTATCAGGAAAACTTAGAGAAGGATGGGAGTTAGTGAGAGCTGACGAATATCCTGAACAAGACTTTCCATCTTTAGCAACAGGAAAATATTCTGGTGTTATCGGAGTAGGAGGCCTTGTGCTGGCAAGGATACCCGAAGAAATCGCGCAACAACGTGAAGCTTATTATAAAGATCAAACTAAGCAACGTGATGAAGCAGTGAATAACGATGTTCTTAAGGAACAGCACCCAAGTATGCCAATCAATAATGAAAGGCAGACTCGTGTAACTTTTGGTGGTTCAAAGAAATAATCTTTTAGTAATTTCTTACCAACAAAATAAATGTTAACCGTACTGGAGGCCCTCACGGGCAGGTACACTTAAGAAAAGGAAATAAAACATGGCTAACGATAGTACAGCTGGATACGGATGTAGAGCAGTAATGACTGTAGGTTCAACACCTGCAACTTCTGGTCAATCTGAATACAAGCTATATGATTACGCAGGCGCAGCTTTTAATACAATTTTCAAAGGCGACCCGGTTTCTCTAAATGCAGGAACTCAGGCAGCTGAAAAAGGTTATATTCAAGATGCTACCTACGATTCAACAGACGATGACAATAGTGGTGGAGCAGGCTGGCAAAACAGTGCTGACCCTCTATTAGTAGGAGTCTTTAATGGTGCTTTCTACATAGATGCAGGAACATCAAAACCGACGTTTGCAAACTCAGTAACGAGTGGAACAAACTTTGCGGTAGATTACAACACAGGTTCAAGTGACGGAACTGCTTTTGTATTGGACAATCCTAACCAGGAATTCAATATGAGAGCTAACGCAGCTTGGCAACAAAATGATGTTGGTCTTAACTATAACACAGGTGATAATGGGGCAACTGGTATCAGTGGAATGTCTGACGAAAGACTTTCTATTGCAACAGTAGGCGCTACTTCAATGTTTACATTGATAAGAGGTGCTAATATCCCAGGTCAAAACGATTATGCAAGCGAGGGCAGTGATGTCGTTGTTATGATCGCTAAAGCCTCTCACCTATACAACTAATAGCGAATAAGGAGATAAATAACTATGGCTATATCAAGAGCACAACTAGTTAAAGAACTAGAGCCTGGTCTGAATGCTTTATTCGGACTAGAGTACAGACAATATGCGGACGAAGCTGCAGAAATTTTCGACACAGAAACTTCAGACAGAGCTTTCGAAGAGGAAGTAATGTTATCAGGTTTCGGAAATGCTTCTGTTAAACCTGAAGGTCAAGGTGTATCATACGACGATGCGCAAGAAACTTTCACAGCTCGTTACACAAACGAAACAATTGCTTTAGCATTTGCGATCACTGAAGAAGCGATCGAAGATAACTTGTATGACAGACTTGCGTCTAGATATACAAAAGCTTTAGCAAGATCAATGGCAAGCACTAAGCAAATTAAAGGCGCTGCAGTATTGAACAATGGATTTGACAATACATACGCAGGCGGCGATGGAGTTGCTTTATTAAGTGATGCTCACCCTACTCTTTCTGGAAATTTCAGAAATGAATTAGCGGTTGCAGCTGACTTAAATGAAACTTCATTAGAGCAGTCTTTAATTGACATTTCTGCTTTCACTGATGAAAGAGGCCTAAAAATTGCGGCTAGAGGAATGAAAATGATTATTCCACCACAACTGCAATTCACTGCTGACAGACTTATGAAGTCTGAAGGTAGAGTAGGAACAGCTGATAATGATATCAATGCTATCAAGAACATGGGAATGGTTCCAGAAGGTTATACTGTAAACCATTACTTAACTGATCCTGATGCATTCTTTATCAAAACAGATGTGCCTAATGGTCTAAAACATTTCAACAGATCACCTATCAAAACTACTATGGAAGGTGACTTTGATACTGGCAACGTTAGATACAAAGCTAGAGAGAGATACGTATTTGGTTTCTCTGACCCTAGAGGTATCTTTGGTTCACCAGGGACTGCATAATAATTAAATATTCAGGGGCCGCCTTAAAACGGCCCCTTTATTACATATAAAGGTGTGTAAATGAAAAAAACTCGCATAAATATTTGGGCATATGACCATCATGCAAAATTTAATATTGAGCATGTTGAAGATACGGCTGAAAGTGTTGAAAAAGCAATACTTGACAAGCTAGGAGAAAAGAGTATAAAATGGGAGTATCTCGGAAACAACTATAATAACGAGATAAATCGAATAACTTATGAGGAGGTTATTGATGATACAAGACCTATACAAA